GCCTGAACTGCCCTACCGTCATTGATGGCTTGGGCAGTTTCAGAATTTGCCTGGAATACTCCAAGATCAAATGCCTCACCAGAAATTGTTACAAACGTAGATCCAGTGCTTGGCAATACTCCATTAATAGCATCTTCAATAGTGCTTGCCTCAAACTTCAACGAGTTGAGAAGATCAAGCTGAGACTGGCTTAGATCCGTTTTTGATTCGTACGATGCAATCAAAGCTTTTAGATTAAGAAGATACTTCTTGTCTGCTCGATGCTCATCTTCAACGCTATTACCTGCAATGTAGAGATCTTCTAGATACGTACCAGTTGTAACGTTTGCTCGGTCACCAATAGTATCAAGACTATAGTCATCCGCAAGGGCAATAACTTTATTTTGGTCATTGATGGTATCTGAACCAAGATTTACCTTGCCCTTGGACGCAGCAGATGTAACCTCAAGCGCGGTTGCACGAAGTCCTTGGAGAGTATTTGCAAGGTCGTTTCGACTAATAAATTTACTATTCGCAGCAATCTCTGGATTTACTGCGGCAATATTGTAGAATCGAGCAACATCCGCTGCCGAAACATTATCCCTACTACCAAGACCAAGAACATCGGAAACAAGGTCGTAGAAGGAATCGATAGAGTTAAGGCCGTTTTGCAGCGCCGCAGCTCCATTTACAACTGCGGTTCGGGCACCATCTACGGCGCCAGCTGCCCCAACGGTAGACGCATCGCCCTTGAGCGTTGCGTAGGTCACGGAGCCAGTAAGGCCCTCGTTCTCGTATCGCTTGATCCACCCGTTAAGCCACTTAAGGTAGGCGCCGTAGTTCTTGGTCTTATCAAGCTTGGCCTGCTCAAACTTCTGCTCGTAGTTGTAGAGCGTGCGAAGATAGAGATCTGCTAGCGTTTCCTGCTGGTCATCGCTTGCGGAGTCCAGTGAGCCGCCAGCCCGTAGCTGGTACTCTTCGACGGTAATGGCGCCAGAGCTTAGAAGGTTTCCGCTGTCCTTAATAAACTCGGTTGCAGCGTTGTTGATGTCGGCAACGGTCGATGCATAGTTGTCGCTCGATGGAGAGTAGTACTGAAGCAGCTCGCGCTTAGCGGCAATATAGTCAGCATACTTTGCTACATTCCCACGGTCGCCATTGTAGGCTGCGGCTGCGGCAGATGCCTTGTTTTTTGCCCCAGTAATCAGAATCTCGTTCTGCTCTGCGGCAAACGTCGTGGCATCATACCCAAGAACGTCGGCGACGGTTCCAAGGTAAGAAATCAGCATATCAGCAGTAACAGTCTGACCCTCAAACTGCGTGCCATTCTTGAACGCATTACCCATCGCGTTATAGCGACGCTGTGCCTGCTGCTGCAAGAGCTGGCTGATGAGAGCTGAAATATCTGACCCACCAGTAGGGCGGGCAAAGCGACCTCGACGTGCCATTACGCGACTCCTTCAGGTGGTAGCAGTTCTGCGCCAGCTTGTGCATTACCTGGCAACGATTCCTGCGGTGGGTTTGCTTGTAGCTCTGGCGCGTTTGACGACGCCGCAGCTGGTGGGTTAAGCGACATAAACGCGTTCTGCGCGGCGGCCTGCTGGGCAGCAAACTGCGCCTGGGCATCAGCAGGGGCACCTTGTGGCACGCCCTGCGGTTGCATCATCTGGTTCATCTGCACGCCCTGCATCTGAAGCTGCTGGAACAACTGCATCAGATTACCCATCTGGATAACGGCTGCTGGATTGAGTGCAGCATCGGTCTGCTCGGCTCGGATGACATCCTTCTCGCCCTCTGGGTCCTCGACTCCCACGCGATCCATGGCGCGGTCGGCGCTCCAGATGCGGTTCTGTACGAGGTTAATCGCGGTCTGCGCAAGCTCAAGGGTATCTCGTGGGGTAAGCTCAGGTGGAGTAATCTCGAGGCGGAACTCATTGCCAAGAATAAACTGGACGTCCCCGTCCTTCTGTCCCCAAAGTCGGCCAGTCAGCTCCCACACCTGCTTAATCCAGGTGTAGAGAAGGGCGCGCTTTGGCGCGATGCGCTGCTCGTAGTTGGCAACAAGCGATGCAATAGCACGCGAGGAGCCAAGGACGGAGCTTGGCGCAAGGCCAAGAAGAAGATCGTTAAGGCCAGTGACCACGGCAATTTCTCGGTCGAGACGTCGGTTAAAGTCTTCGACCTGGAACTCTGGGATGAATGGCGAGATCGAACGGATCTCATTTCCAGGACCAGGGGTTGCAATGCGGTTTGGCTTAGGGATAGCATTTGGTGGTACTTCGTCTGGTGCCTCTGGGCCAACAAGCTGCCACATCTGGCCGCCCACGGTAGAGGCAATCATCTGGGCCTGGGCCGACATTCGCTCGTCCTTCTCTCGAAGAAGCTGCTCAACGTCGTAAAGCTCTGGCTTGCCGTATGGGCTTCCAGGGATGCGGCTGTTCTGAAGAACGACGTACGGAAGTGTTCCGCCGTACTCTGGGTGCTCTTCGTTCTTAACCATCGTGTTGCCAACAAAGATAGCGTTGCAAACAATCGAAGGCTTTCCAGGTCCCTGTGGCTTCTTGTACCAGTAGTCGTAGACTTCTACCTGCTGGAGCTCGTACTGCGAGCGATTGCGCTGCGGGTTGCGCTCCAGGTTGTTTCGGTAGACATTCGCAAGGGGGTCTTCGTGGGTCGTGCTTGACGTGTAAAGGTGCATCTTCCCGCCGTCTCGGACAGGAATCGTTGCAATCCCGAAGTCCTCCATCGCAGCCTGTGGCGAGAGTCCATAGACGTAGAGTGCCCAGTCAATGCGTCGGAAGTCTGAGGAGCCAAATCCTAGGTAGAGGTTTTCTGGGGCCTCGATGATAGATACCCGTGGGAACTTGGCAATTGGGTCCCAGTATACCTTGGCAGCAGTGTGGCCATAGAGGGACTTGAGCGTACAGACATCCTGAAGAAGGAGGTCCCAGTCATTCTCCTCCCACCAACGGAAGAACAGACGCTCGCGCTCCGTGGCAAGCGTTCTCGCTTCCTTGTCCGTGTTGGCTGGCACGTAGTTAATAACTGGCCGAACAGCCTGGAGGGACGCTGGAATGTTAACATAGGACGGATGTACATTGACGCTAATGTGAACGCGGCCCGCAAGGCGGGCGCTCGGATCTTCGGGCCAATGGTCAGCTCCGCCCGCAGTCATTACAGTCGGGTGGTAGAGATTGTCAAAACGTCGGAACATTGCCTTGAGGCGCGACTGCTCAGACTCCATGTTATTGCGGCGCGTAAGCATCTGCCGATACAGAACGTACTCGTCGTTCTGTTCTGGGTGGATGTTGCGCATTGCAAGGCTCGACTGAGCCATCATGAGTGCAGCGCGTGCCTGTTCTGGCAACTGATCGATATCGCCGACAATAAACGGCTGCATATCGATTCCTGTTTCTGGTTGATTTAGTTCGGAGAAGGTAGTGCCAGTCTTGATTGCGCCAGATCCGCGAAGCTTCTTGTTCTTCTGCTTTCGGACGCTGCCAGGGGCATTGCCAATGTCGGTATCAATCCCTACAAGGGCGTTGACCAGCGGGGTCTCTCGGACCATCGGCGTGCTGACAATCTTTCCATCTCGGAGCATCTTCCCCTTGTCGGCGGCAAGGCCAAGAGCGCGTACCTGCTCTGGCGTGGCGACATCTGGGTCGGTAGTGTATTGGGCAGGGATAGCACGCGTAGGCTGGCCAGCCTGCGCCTGGTACGTACGAGGGACCTTCCTAATCTTTGCCATTAATCACTCTCTCCATAATAACTGAACACAGGATCCTTTACTGGACTCTCTGGGTTCCTAACGATTTGTCGGACTGCCATGGCCAATGCCATTACTGCGTCCTGTTCCAATTTCTTATCGTCCAATCGGTAGCCAAGAAGTTGTCGTCGTAGATCTCCCCAGACGCCATCTCGCGGCATAATCAACTGCTTCTTATCCATTACTGACTTCAAGTCAGATAGCAGCTCAACCTTTTTTGCCTTGGTTCCACCAAAGTCAAATCCCCGAACGGGCTTGATGATGCTAAACTCTTGCTGGAACAACCGTCCACCAAGACCAGTGCTATCAATCACCGTTGAGCAGAATGACCCGCTCTGGTTGTAGAGTAGATGGCTCTCTCGAACCATATTGACTACTGCTGGTATCGTTTGTTTTCCACCTCGCCGTCGAGCTCGGACACCAACGATACGATTGCGGTCAGTAGCGTCGAGCGTAAGACTCCAGGTCGCGTCGGCAGAAATGCCAGGGTCCACTCCTTGGACGTATCGATGTCCCCGTTCAGGCGGGTTATCGTCATGTAGCCCAGGATCGAAGCACCCGACGACGGATTCGGCAGAGAAAAAAGCTTTCCGTGCTTCGATGAATTTCCCATCAATGTTTTGTGGGATAAGATAGGCTTCTTGTTGTCGGATGATTGACTCAAACGTATCTCCCGAAAGTCCGTATCCCACGTTGTCGCGGGTAGATAGCCTGAAGGAAATGAACTGCTCGTCCTTGATTGGATTCTCTGGGTTCCCTCGTTCCCAAAGATCAGCGTAAAAGTTATGACCTTCGGTCGGGGTCCCGATGAAGTGCAAGGGCCCGCCAGTAGAGAGCCGCCGCAGGTTGAGAACCTCCTGGTAGATTGTGTCCAGGTAGGGCTCGAAGGCTGCTTCGTCGAACGAGATCCCGTTCATGTCCTTCCCCAGGAGTGCCTTTGCCTTGTCCTGGGTTGTTCGGAAGTGAATGTTTGCCCCGCCGACTACTGGGCTTAGTTGAATCCACGGATATTCCCCTCTGTACTTCTTGTCATATGATGCAATTTTCCCAAGCTCTTTGATCAGTGAGCATCCCTTGCCCCTCTGGGCTGGGTGGATACCCTCCAGCATCATCGTCAGCTCGCGGTAAACAAGCTCCGCAGTTTCTTGCTGAATGCCGATATGATACCAATCATACGGTTGGGTGAGCCATCGACGCGCATCGTTTTGGCCGTCCTCTGGAGGTTTACTGCCGAGTTTATAGAAGGAATGATGTAGACATACGACCGCCATCGCCAGTGTTTTCCCCGCACGGTTACCAGCGGATACGACTGTGGTGAGGTATTTCGGTCGCCACCCAGAGGCATCCCGCTCTGCGCAGGCTGTCCACCAGGCAACTTGTCCTGGGTTTCCCTTGATGCCCAACCAACGTTCAGCAAAGAACTCGACGTCAGTGCGGCCGAGAGCCAGATCGCGTGCAATGGTGCCTTTAGCGAGATCAATCGACAATCCTCTTGTTCCCCCTTCGGCGCTTCTTGCGCTTCTTTTTTACAGGCTCACCATCTTCTGATAGCTTCTTGGCTGCCCTGTAGCGGTTCTCAGTCTCTCGGCGATAGAGGTCGATCTCATCGTCTTCGAGGTATTCTTCGTGTAGTTGGTAGAGCTTACGCACCCAGATCTCCGTATGGTTTGCCTGTGACCAGATGTGCGCCAACTCGTGCAGTGCGGTTTCTGCTTGGTCGTCGCACAGCTCAATGGTCTTACGGCCAGTGTCTGTTGAGCCTAGATCGCAGTTGCTTGGGAATAAATGTTTATGAATCTTAATATACTTGACTGGGATGTAGTGGTCTTTGGCGGCCCGTCCCGCCATCTTGATTGCCCTATCCCAGCTGTTCCAGTCTTGCTCCGTCATCAACGGGCTCCACTTGAGCTTGAACGGTAGCTTCGAGAACCTGTACAAGCGTATCCGTTGGGCCCTCGATCTCCGTTGCGGTACCATCGACCACAATAGAGCCGCCAAGGATTCCAGCGAGCGCAATAGCAAGTTCACGATCTGATGACTTCTCCTGTCGCCTATCGATGATCTCCTGCGCTCGGAGTCCTTCAGCGAGAGAGGGCATTAACGTCCCACCCTCTACCAATGAAACCACTTGATCTCTCACAAGAGACGCAAGATCACCATTAAATTTGATTGTCCTTGATTGTTTTTGTAAGGACTCAGCTGCCGCAATGCGCTTTGACTCATGTTCTGAGGTCAGATGGTCCCGCTTATGCTTGCCCAGGGTAATCCTACTGACGTAATGACCCTCAGATTCCAACCACTTGCTGATTGCGGTATCGGCCATTCCCTTTTTAATCCGAGTATTAATTAGATCCACAAGAGGGCTGCGACAGACGTGGCAGCCAGTAAGCACTGGGGCCAGGTCGGTCACTCTGGGACATCCTCAGGCATCCGCTCCGCTTTGCCGATAATCTCGCCCGTATCCGCTCGACGGACGATTGAGACGAGCATACCCGACGCGGGGTCAAGCGTCCAAGGAGAATACTCCACAGGAACTGGTACGGGAACTGACATAGTCTCTTCGGTCACGAGAATCTACCCCATATACGGAAAGTCGCAGTATTATTTAATGAAGAAGCAGTTGATGGAAGATCACTCTGGGAACTTCTCATTCCTGAAACTCGTGCTCCACCGATTCCTTGGTGGGCGTTAACTGCTGCAAAAGAAAGTCCTAGTACCGTCGGAGCACTAGTTCCAACCCAAATTGCTGCGAATGCGTATGTAGTTCCAGCAACCAAGGAATAAGATGCTGGATAACCTCCAGTCGTATCAAACGAACGAGTTTGTAAGGTACTAACTGTATTAAATAATGTAGTGTCATTTGCCGTTTGTGCTACAAGCGTTGCTGTTTCAGTTGATTCATTCCATGTGTATAGCCCCATCCTTGCAACTGTTGTTCCTGACGCTGTGGTTCCAGCGACAAACAAAGATGCTTCGCTAACTGTAAGATTTTTTACTGGTGTAAACATTGCAAACTGAACACGTTGAGTGCTGGCCCAATTTGATGCGGAAGGAGCCGCATTACCCCTTGGCCACGTTTCAATTGCTGATGAACTGAAACCAAATGAACGATGAACATTTTCTGCCGCAGCAACAGCAAGATCATAGGCGGTCTTGACGGCAGTCGGCGTAGCGGCAAGCACGCTGCTGGTGGTGCTGACTGAATCACTCAGCTGCACCACGCCAGCAGCGGAGGTCGATGCGGCTGAGTGGGAGTGGCCAGAAAGACTTACTGCTGTGCCACCCTGCGAGAGTGTCCCAGATGTTACGTCAAGACCAGTCGTAGCAACAGTTGCCCGCTCTGTTCCGCCAATATCAAATGACAATGTGTCGTCAGAGGTAATATAGTTTTTTCCTGCTTGCCCAACAAGTTCTAGCTCAGCAAATCCCGCCCCGCCAGCACTAAGCCCAACTGTTACGCTTTGTGGGCCAACTACCTCAAGTTGATGGGCTGGTAGGTTAGTTCCGATGCCAAACTTACCAGCGGGGGTAATACGCGCTCGTTCTGCACCGCCTGTGCCAAACACAAGAGCACCGTTGGTCTCTGCGTTCCACAAATATCCGACATCGGTATCTGCCATAAGCAGGTACATACCGTCT